ATGCACCCAGAATTGATTAAAGCAAAGCTGCGTATAAAAGGTTTCAGCCTTGCTGATGTGGCAAAGCAAGAAAAGGTTGGGGAGCATGCTGTTAGGAAAGCATTACGGCAGCCCAGCCTATCTGGCGAGAAAGCAATAGCAAATGTATTAGGCAAAGAGTTGCACGAACTTTGGCCTGATAGATGGACGATAGACGGTAAAAGAATACGCCCTAGATGGGCACATCTTTATAAGGAAGCATCATGAAAAAGCATTACAGCGCGTCGGAACTGGTGGCTCTTGAATTAAACGGACTGCCTAAAACGGAAGCGGGAGTGGTTTTTCGAGCCAAACAGCAAAACTGGCCTTACGTTGAAGTAGCAGGCAAAGGCGGTCGCGGTGGCAAACGCCGCGAGTACACACCACCGCCCGAAGTGATGACGCAGATACAAGAGCGTGAGATGGCTAAGGTGCTGGCAGAAACGGCACCACAAACGCTGCCGGTGCTGGCGGTAAAAAACACGGCGGTATCGACGGAAGTGCGGTACATGCAAACCACCGAAGCCCAACGCACCCGCGAGGGAGCAAGGCTCGGAGTGTTGAATGCGGTTGAACGGCTGATGACTGAATCGAATGTCGGCAAAGATGCGGCGATTACCACGCTGCTGACGCAAGCAAGGCTGCCGCAGTTTGAGCATGTAGCCAAGATGTTTGAGCTGGCCTTAGACGAGCGCGGCGCAGGCAGTTTGAAGTTGCCGAGCAGCCGTACCATCAAACGCTGGTTTGCCCAACGGGAAAGCAACACGCTGGTGCCGAAAGTGGCAACCGCCGATATGAATATGCCTGATTGGCTGCCGCTGTTTTTGAAGTATTACCGGCTGCCGACCAAGCCGAGCGTGCAGATGGCTTATGAGGCGTTTTTGGATGCGCTGGCGGTTGAAATGCCGCTGGTTAAGGTGCCGAGCATACACGCGGTGCGGCGGGCGATGAGAAAGGTGGGCAATGTGGCCTTGCAAGACGGCCGCAAAGGTAAGCGCGAGCTGAAAAACGATTTGCCGCACAAACGGCGCGAGTTTTTGCACTTGCCTCCGGCTGCGATCTACACCGCAGACGGCCACACGTTTGATGCGGAGGTGCTTAACCCGATGAGCGGCAGGCCGTTTAGGCCTGAAATTACAACGGTTATCGATGTTGGAACTCGGCGGTGTATGGGCTGGAGCGTTGGACTGGCGGAAAGCCGGTTTACGGTGATTGAAGCCTTGTGCCACGCCAGCCGAACGGCAATATGTGGAGTTTGGTATGTGGACTGGGGCAAAGGCTTTGAGAACCTGATGATGACCGCTGAGGCAACGGGGGTTTTGGGGCGGCTCGGAACAACCATGGCGCACTCACGGGCTTATAACTCTCAAGCCAAGGGCGTATCAGAGCGAAGCCACAATATCTTTACCCGAGCGGCTCGTAAATTGCAGTCGTATGTGGGCAAGGATATGGACGCCGAAGCACGAAAAGCCCTGTTTATGTGGAGCCGTAAGGAAATCAAGCTGCACGGCAAGATTATCAACAGCCCGGTGCCGACGTGGGACGAGTTTAAAGCCTTTGTCGAAGCGGAAATAGAAGCCTACAACAACAGGCCGCACCGCAGCCTGCTGAAGTTTACTGATGACACAGGCCAACGCCGACACATGACGCCTAACGAAATGTGGGCGCTGAAGGTGGCCGAATTTGGGGAACCGTCGAAAGTAAAACCCGAGGACGAAGGTTGGCTGTTTAGGCCGCAAAAAATGTGTACGGTGCGGCGCGGCGAGGTGCAACTCTTTAATAACGTTTATTTTTCCAATCTTTTGGAAGAGTTTAACGGCGAGGAGTTGCGGGTTGGCTACGACGTGCAAGATGCGCAGTGGGTTTGGGTGTATGACGATGCAGGCCGCTTGATTTGCAAGGCGGAATGGCACGGCAACAGCCAAAGCTATATGCCTGAAAGCGTGATTGAGCAGGCGCTGGATAAACGCAACGATGCGGCCCTGAAACGGGTTGAAATCAAGCGTGAAAACGTGCTGGCGGAACGCAGGCAAGCGGTTATCGAGCATGAAAGCAGCGTGAATTTAGGCGGTATCACGCTGGATATGAGCCGCTTAAAAGAGCAAGGCGCGAAAGTGCTGGCGCGGCGTGAAGAGCCGGAAACGGTGGAGGCGGTGTTTAAGGTGGTGAAGCCGGAGCCGATTCAGACGGCCTCAAGCTGGGAAGCCCCTGATGCGCACAACCCGAAGGCGCAATACGCCGAATATAAACGCTTGGCAAGCTGCGAAGCTGCCGAATTAAACGAGGCGCAAGCCAAATGGCTTGAGTGGTATGTAAATAGCGGCCGTGTCGAGCTGATGGAGCAAATGGCACGGGCTTACGGATAGAAAGAGGTTTAAAAATGAAGATGGAAATGCCTGAATGGCTGGTAAAGAAGATGGCGGAAACCCGAAAAAGCCGCCAAAGCAAACGGCTTGTGCTGGGATTTGTGGAGCGCGAAGTGCTGCGCCGACCACTGGCCGCCGCGCAATAAAATGCCAAACGCCGTTTTTCAGACGGCCTGTTAAAAACCTGTTTAAAACACGGATAAAACGTAGTTACTCGGAGTATTAAAAAATGAAGATTGCAAACATTAATAATTTATCTTTGGTTGCTATTGCCATGCAGCGTTTGGTTAACCGACAAGACGGCCTGCCCGGTTTGGGTGTGCTGTACGGCCCCAGCGGTTACGGCAAAACCACGGCAACGGTGGCGGTGGCCAATCAGACCCGCGCCTACTATGTACAGATGCGCAGTGCGTGGGGCAAAAAGACGCTGCTCGAAAAAATCTGCTTTGAGATGGGCTTGCCGCCGGCTCGAACCACGGCGGGCTGCTTGGATGTGATCTGTGAGCAATTGGCAGCCAGTCAACGACCGCTCATCATCGATGAGGCCGACTACCTTGTTTCTAAGGAGGGCATGGTTGAGCTGGTGCGCGACATCTACGAAGGCAGCCAAGCGCCTGTGATGTTGGTAGGTGAAGAGTTGTTACCGAACAAGCTGAAAAAATACGAGCGTTTTCACGGGCGCGTGCTCGCTTGGGTGCCGGCGCAACCGGTTAGCGTGGATGATGCAGCGGAACTGGCGGCGGTATATGCCCCGAAAGTGCTCCTGTCAAACGACTTGCTGGCGCATTTGGTGGAAATCGCTCACGGCTCGGTGCGCAGGGTAACGGTTAACTTGGTCAATCTTGCCGCCTTTGCCGCTGAAAAAGGTTTGGCAGAGCTGGGCTTGGGCGATATTGCCAAGGCCGAACTGTATAAAGGAGAAGCGCCTAAACGGGGGGTGAAAGTATGAAGCCGGTTAAAGAGTTAACGAAGCCGAGAAATGCGCGGCAGCTGGTTTGGGATGCACTGCGAGCAAACTGCCAAAACTGGCACACCATTGATGAGCTGGCGGAAGAAACAGGCGTGCAGTATCAAACCGTATATGTTTATCTAAGCAGCCTGTTTAAAGGCGGTTATGTGGCCAAACAGCAAGGCACGCGATTTTCGTATCGTGAAAAATACCGATTGCAGCGCGATGCGGGCGTAGAAGCTCCGCGCCTACGCCGTGACGGCACCGCCTGCAACGGTACGGCCACAGAAGCAATGTGGCGGACCATGAAGATTCTGAAACATTTTGACTTAGACAGCTTAATCGCCCATGTGCAGATGACCCATAAATTAACTCGCGGTACGGCCAAGCAGTATACGCACACGCTTGAGCAGGCGGGATACCTGATAAATACCGGCAGTGCCCGCTATAAGCAGTTTTCGCTGGTTAGAAACACCGGTGCGCAAGCGCCTCAACGCATGGACGTGACCGAGCTTTACGACCCTAATTTAAAACAAATCATGTTACGGGAGGTGCCGGACTATGAATAAAGACTATATGAACGAAGAGTGGTTTGCAGTATTGAAGCGCGAAATTGAAAACAGCAGCCAGCGCAGCGTTGCCGATAAGCTGGGTTACAGCATGACGGCAATCAATTTGGTGGTAAACGGCAAATATAAAGGCAAAACGGACAAAATCGCCGCTCAAGTGATGCGGGTTTACACGAATATTAAATGCCCGTTTAGCGGCAATGTAATCACATTGAAAGATTGCAGGGATACCGCCCACGCGGCAGCGCCTACCCACAACCCAATAAAAATGGGGCACTGGAAAGCGTGTTTGAAATGCCCAAACCGACCTGATTAACAGGTAAGCCATTGATAGAGCTATATATTTTTTGCCTGCTGATTTTGATAAGTTATTGAAAAAAAAGGAAATTTAAAATGCACAAAATCAAATTAAGGGAATTATTGATGATTTCTGTGATTGTGATGGTTATAACTGCTTGTGCCAACCGCTGCACGGAGCCGCAGCCTGTACGCAGTTATTTTGAGCATGAAACACCGGAGCAACGGCTGATGCGCGAAAAGCAGGATTTGGCGGATTTTGCAGCACTACAAGCGGAAAAGGCATATGAGCGCATGAGTGATGAAGAAAGAATGCGCGGGGTGGTATATGAATAGCCACCGACGGCGCAATCAAGACTGGCAGGCATTTGGCCAGCACCGGCGGCGCAAGACGAAATATTTCGCGCTGTGCCGCCCGTTAAATGAAGCGGAAAAACGGGCAAGGCTTGAAAAGGCTTTACATGATATCAACGCAAAATACGGCGAAAACACGATAAGGGTGGGAAAAAATGAAAATGAAATGGAAAACGGCAATATGGCTGATTAAGTGGTGGCTGTTGTTGGTGGCAGGCTTTTGGAGCGCGGCGTTTGCCGGGTCGTATTTGGGGGTGCAGATGGCGCACCACTTGATGGGGCAATAATTTTTTTATCTTGTTAAATATATAACCTATTGAAAATAAAGGAAACATAAAAATGAAACTGATAGACGATTTACTTACGGCTGTGGAAAACCCCGCTACTCCGGCAGAACTGAAATTGATGTTGAACGAAGCGGCCGTCTGCATCATGAATTTGAGTACGCAAGATTTATACGACCAATGCCGCCTCAATTGGCTGGAGGATTTGGGTAGTTTCTTAATCGATAAAAAAGACGGTGAAAACCCTGTTGTTACTGTGGAAATCCAGTCGGGACAGTATTTGGCGGCGCAAGCGCCGACGGTGCGTCAGGCGGTGGATTTGGCGCGGGAGGATTTTTTGGAAATGCGCGGGCTGCATCCGCGTGGGGAAGTTTAACGGGTTATGGAGGCCGTCTGAAATGAAAGTTTTAGACCCCTGCTGCGGCAGCAAGATGATGTTTTTTGACAAAAAAGACGAGCGCGTAGTGTTCGGCGATAAACGCCACGAGCAACATCTGCTTAAAGACCGCCATTACTTGAGGAAGCTGGAAATATCCCCCGACGTTCGGTTGGATTTTACCGCCCTGCCATTTCCCGATAACACTTTTCCGGTGGTGGTTTTCGACCCGCCGCACCTGATTCATGCGGGCGAGAAATCGTGGTTGGCCAAGAAATACGGCGTATTGGGCGGGCGGTGGCAAGACGATATACGGAAAGGTTTTGCCGAGTGTTTCAGGGTGCTTAAACCTGATGGCGTACTGATTTTCAAGTGGAACGAAAACCAAATCAGAGTACGCGAGATTTTGGACTTAACCGACCAAAAGCCACTATTCGGCCATGTGAGCATGAAGCACAAGAAAAACCAAACGCAAACCCATTGGATAACGTTTTTAAAGGAAGTGTAAAAATGAAAATCGAAAGACCTACTGAAGAAGATATTAAAGAGGCATCTGGATTACTGCGGGCTTTAAACCTGCTGTCAAGCGGCTATAACCCGTTTAAGAACGACGAAGATGAAGAACCTGCGTGGTTGGAAGACGGAGATAAAAGCAAAGCATTAGACAACATCATCGCCTTATACGACGAGTGCGATATCGAATGGCTTTTATTGGCATTAAGCACCGTTATCTCCCCGGGCAACCGGCTGATTGACCCTGATCAAGATGTCTTGGAAAAACACCCGTCGATCAGGAAAGGCAAGCAAGACAGCCGCCGCATGGATTTCTTGGAAAAGGATTTTTTGAAATTCTGCGGGTTGGATGGTTGGCATTTTATGCAGCCACACAAGACGTTACGCGAAGCTGTTGATGAGGCTATGGGGGAAATGGCAAAGGAGGCCGTCTGAAATGAAAGAAGCAATTAAAAACCTGCGCGAAGCATGGAAATTTTATCAAGCCTGTAAAAAAGACCCGGACGCAGGAAAAACGGGCGCGAGAGCGGATGCCCGCGAGTGGTTGGAAAGTGCGATTGAAGAAGTTTTAAAGAAAGCGAGATAAAAAAATGATTGAGTTGATTACAGGAATGGGACACGCCGCCTTATTTGGTGCATTTATCCGAAGTGCTTTGTACCAGCCCGACAGGCATGAACGCATCTATCTGATTTTATATGCCGTTTTTTCATTTTTAATGATGATTCATGGCGTAGCTAAAGTAGCGGAGAAGATGACGTGAACCTCAAATGCCCCAACTGCGGTGCAGTCCACAGCCTTGACAGCTTAATCGGCAACGACGGTGCGGCGGATTTGATTAAGGCGGTGTTGGAGTTTGACGCATTAATCGGCAAAGCGGCGGTGCGCTATGTGGGCTTGTTTAGGCCGGCCAAAAGTCAGTTGACCTTTGCCCGCACGGCCAAGCTGCTCGGCGAGTTGCTGCCGGACATTCAGGCCGGGCAAATCAGCCGCGACGGGGTGGTTTACCCCGCTCCGCCGGAGGCTTGGATTTACGGTTTTCGGGCGGCCATTGATGCCCGCGATGCTGGCCGCTTGAAACTGCCGCTTAAATCGCACGGCTATCTTTATGAGGTTATCAGTGGCTGGAGGCCGTCTGAAACGGCGGTGATGCCTGCAACGCGGCAACCGTCTATGGGCGATGCGGCGGTAAGCACCAAGCTGCGGCAAGGTGTGAACGCGTTAAGCCAATGGGCGGGCGACGATTGGATCAAACAGGAAATTGCCGCAGGTTTTGCCGTGTTGTCGGCCATGAATATGAAAGGCCGCCCTGCCGCGCCTGATTTGGCAGTAGTGGCCGAATTATGGGTGCAGCGGTTGAAGGGCAGAGACGAGAAACTGGTAGAACAGTTTGACCGTGTGCGGTTTCAGACGGCCTTTAAGGCGCTGCAAGATGAAGCCGAATGGCCGAATGTGGCCGACCTGATACGCAATCTGCCGCCCCGCCTGATACCGCGGGCGATGTTGGAAAATCTCAAACCCGACCGGGCGAAAGGTCGGGAAGAGTTGGAAAAAGTTAAAGAGACCTTGAAAGGAAATAAAAAATGTTAGAAGACTATGAAAAATTATTAATTGCCGATTTTATCGGTGAGCACTGGGAGGAATTTATCCAGCACGCCGAAGAATTTGGTTATTCAGCCGCCGAAGCTGAACAAATAGCTGAAGCGCTAGAAGATAAAACACAGGAGGAGTAACGAAATGGCTAAACCAAAACGAACCAAAAAAGAAGCATTGGCAGCTGAAAAGCAGAAAGGTAATAAATGAAAGAATATCAAATCATTATAACGGAAACCGAGAGTGGAAAACTGCAAGTCAAAATACCCTTGGTATCAGTTACTCCGGAATCAAGTATTTCTGAGCTGGTGGCCTGCTTACTGGCTCAAGTGGCGGAAAGTATAGAAGATCAGGAAAACGACAATCCGCAAGGGATTAAACAGCTTATTTACCAGCAAATTAATATTAACGCTAACGCATTAACTTAAAAAGGAAAACGAAATGGTAAGAAAAAAACGATATAACACACCCGCCTTCACGGTGGGTATCCAAACCCGCGACGAAGCGGTCGAACACATCAAACGCTACGGCGACTTAAGCCGCGAGGCAACGCGCATGGTAGCCGACCACAACGACACCGTGGCCGAAATGCAGGAAAAGCTCGACGCGCAAATCGCACCGCTCACCGCAGAGATGCAGGCCATTGAAGCAGGCGTGCTGGCATGGGCAACTGCCAATCGCGATATGCTGACCGATAACGGCAAAGTCAAATACTGCAACCTGACTACCGGCACCATCCGCTGGCGTTTCGACCCGCCCAAATGCCAAGTACGCGGCGTGGATGCGGTAATAGCCCTGATGCAGTCGGACGAAAAGTACGCCCGATTCGTGCGGACAAAACACGAAATCAACAAAGATGCCGTATTAAACGAAGCCGAGTTTTTTGCGGCCAACCCCGTGGCGGGCTTGAGCATCGTGCAGGGTGCGGAGAAATTTGCCATTGAAGTCAACGAACAGGAGGTGGGCTGATGGCTGAAATCACAATCATCATCCGCGATGAAATGCAGAGCGACGGCTTGGCCGGCGTATCAATAAGCTACGAAGGCGATTTTAAGCCGATGCAAAGCGGTGTTACGTTGACCCAAGCACAAATGGCGGCTAACTCTATCAAGGCTTTGATGGACTTTGTGGAGACTAAGCCGGATTTGAGCAAGGTCGTGATTAATTGATTTCTCGGCGGGCACTGCCCGCCTTTTAAAAAGGAAAAACATCATGTGGTTTAAACAATTAACGGCTTACCCGTTGCCGCAAAAACCGGATATAAAACACTTGGACGAAAGCCTAAGCAATTTTCAATTCACGCCGCCTGCCGGCTTGGATTGGTTTAACGAGGGTTTTACCATCCCCACTCCGTTCGACAGTTTTTTTGTGTTCGATGCCAAAGACCATTACCTAATCAGTCTCAAGCGGGAGGAAAAAGTATTACCCGCCGGCGTGATTAATAACGTGCTGGCCGAAAAAGTCGAGCAAATCCAAAAGGCGGAAGCGCGCAATGTAGGACGTAGCGAAAAGCAGGCGCTGAAAGAACAGATTACCGACGACTTGCTGCCCCGCGCCTTAACCCGCAGCAGCCGCACCTATGCAATCTTAACGGACGGCTGGCTGCTGGTGGATAACGCATCACATAGCAAAGCGCAAAACCTAGTAACTAAACTGCGCATAGCATTAGGCGGGCTGGAGGTCAAACTGCCTGCGACCAAACAATCGCCGGCTAGTTTGATGACCGAATGGCTGCTCAACGGCCAAGCGCAAGGCGGGTTTGAGTTGGATTACGATGTTACTTTGCGAGGCATCGGCGATGTTGCCCCGCGTGTGAAAATCAGCAAAAAAGACCTGACTGCCGATGATGTGGTACAGCACGCCCGCAATGGTTTGTATGTAGTCGAATTGGGCTTGATATGGCGCGAGGAGATCGCATTTGTGTTGACCGAAAATCTGACGTTGAAACGCATCCAGTATCTTGATACGGTGCAGGAAAATGCCGAGCGCCAATCCGATAACGCCGCCGCCCTTGCTTGTGCGTCGCAAATCATTATGACGGAATCGTTAACGGCCTTGCTTAATGAGCTTGTGCGGCATTTGGGCGGCTGGCAGGAGTAGAGGCCGTCTGAAATGGATTACATCCGCAACGCCTACAAAATGCCGTTTTTACGCCCCGGCACGCAGGTTGAATACCTCGGCAGGCGCGGGGTGATTACAGGAGCGCAAGGCGGTTATCTGTTGGTAGATTTTGGCGATGGCAAGCCAACCGCGCAACACCCCGAATACAATGTAGCCTATTTTGTGGACGGCGAGCTTGTTAAGGATTTCAGACAGGCTGATTAAACAAACCCAATCCCCGCTTTAAACAGCGGGGATTTTTGTTTTTGTGTCGCCTTTTTATATCCGTTTGTTTTATTTTTATGCCGCTTGTTTTAGAATGCACCCGCAGAATAATGTTAAATCGGGGACTATATGAAGAATTATTATGAAATTTTGGGTGTGAATATTACTGCCGATTCTGAAGAAATCCGTAAGGCTATGCAGAAGATGGCGGAAAGCGGCCGGATAAGTTTGTCTGATTTGCAGGTGTGCAAAGAGAATCTGTTGGATGAAGAAGCGCGCAAGGCGTATAACAAAAATCTGTTTATGGAGCAGCCCCAGCTTTTGGAAAAGGTAGCCCTTGAAGCCAACCAAAAATTCAAGGGCGAAACACAAGCGGTTGAAGCCGAGAATATCGTTGAACCTAAACAGCAGCCGTCCCAAATGAGCTGGATACAGATAATCGGCTGCGGATTTTTGGTTTTGTTTTTTGGGATGATAGTGTTTGGAAAATCTGATAATAAAACGCCAAAGCTGGACGAATGGACTGCACAAGCTGCGTGCGAGAGTGCGGTAAAACAGCTTTTAAAAGCCCCTGCAACAGCAGAATTTGGCGGTTGGGGCAGAAACCGCAACGGCGACGGTACTTACACCGTAACCGGTAGCGTGGATTCGCACAATAGCTATGGCGCGATGTTGCGAAGTAGCTTTAATTGCACAGTTCGAGATAAAGGAGATGGCAATACAGGTACGGTAGTGAACTACCTGAAATAGCCTGTTTAGGCCGTCTGAATCCCCGCCCTAAAAGCGGGGATTTTTTACGCCTTTAAAATGCCAAATAAAAATACAAAATATAGTAGTAAATAATATAAAGAATGATAAAATACCACAACATATAGTATTTTGTGAGATGAAGCCGTGCAGCCTGATAACCGTAAAAAGCTGATTGCCAAAATCAAGATCGCCCAAAAGCAGATGGGTATGTGCGATGACGCTTACCGCGAGATGCTGGTGCGTTTAACTGGTAAAAATTCTTGCTCGCTGATGGATATTGGCGAGTTAGAACGGGTTGTGTCTGAAATGAAAACCAAAGGCTTCACGCCAACCAGCAAAAACTACGGCCATCGACCAAGCAGACGGCAGAGCGCAGACCCGATGATGCGCAAAATCGAAGCCCTGTTGGCAGACGGCGGCCTGCATTGGAATTATGCACACGCGATGGCTAAACGGATGTTTAAGGTTGACCGTGTGGAATGGCTTTCAGACGGCAATATGCACAAGTTAATAGCGGCGTTGCAGATTGCGGCAAACCGTAAGAAAGGGGAATCGTAATGGGTAGAAAAGATGTTATCAGTATGATATGGGGGATATTCGGTTTTGCTTTTTCAGGCGGCTTCATTTTTTGTGGTTTTCATTATGTATATGTAGGTAATTTTATGCCGCTGGCGAGGTTTATTTTAGTAACTTTAATCGCTTTGCTTTTTGTAGGTTCGGCTAATTTGGCCATTTTAGGTTTGTGGAAAAGGGGTAAATAAAATGGCTTGGGAAATGACTGAGCAAGACTTTAACAGCGTAGGCCACCTCTTGCCGGAGGGGGCGATTGATATTATTCAAGTGATAGGCCCTGATGCGGCTTATCAGCTGATTAAGCGATGGGGCGGCATTAATTTGCCCGTTGGTATGAATAAGACCCGTGCAGGCAAAATGCTGCATGCCAAGTTGGCCGAGGAAATCGGCGAAGAGAATGCCGGTAAAATTAGCCGTGTTTACGGCGGACAGCGTTTTTTGTGGATACCGAAATGCCAAGACGCTATGCGTGAGTTGAGAAACAGACAAATCCGCGCCAAGCTCGACATCATGACAATGCGCGATAAGCTAGGTATGCCGGAAGCGGTAAGGCAGATTGCGATTGAATACAATTTAACCGACCGTCAAGTGTGGAATATATCGAAATTGCCCGACATCGAACCCAGCCCGCAGATAAATTTGATTTAAACCCAGCCCCCCGATTTTGTCGGGGGCTTTTCACATGGCAGTGAAATGCTTGCCGCCGCCTTCGGGCGGCCATTTTTTTATCATGAAAGCCTGAAAAAAACTTTGTTTAAACCATGTTTAAAAGGATGTTTATGAGCAAGATTATCGTGTTGACCGCAGGCCACAGCAACACCGACCCGGGCGCGGTCAACGGCAGCGACCGCGAGGCGGATTTGGCGCAGGATATGCGCAATATCACGGCATCTATTTTGCGTAACGACTATGGCTTGACGGTACATACAGACGGCGAGGGCAAAGGCAATCTGCCGCTGCGTGAGGCGGTTAAGCTGATTAAAGGTGCAACGGTGGCAGTGGAGTTTCATACCAATGCGGCAGCAAAGCCGAAGCCCGGCCAACAGCCGGCAACGGGCATCGAAGCCTTGAGTACAGCCAAAAACAAACGCTGGTGTCAGATTTTGAGCAAAGCAGTAGCTGATGTGACCGGTTGGCGTTTGCGCGGCGACGGCGGTTATAAACCCGACAATGCCGGCCAGCACAGCCGTTTGGCGTATGCACAGGCGGGCGGCATTGTGTTTGAGCCGTTTTTTATCAGCAATGATAAAGACTTGGCTCAATTTAAAGCCAATAAATGGGCCATCTGCCGCGCCGTGGCGACGGCCATCGCGATGGAAGTGGGAGCGGCCAAAGTATGAGACTGCTTAAGAGCTTAAAAAAGGCGGCGGGTTATTTTTTGGCTACGTTGCTGGGCAGCAACCCTACCCATGAGCAAATGGCGAATGCCGTGCTGCACATGCCCAAGCTGCGCATCGTTAACGATTACCCGCGGCCAAACTACCGTAAATCGGGCGTGGCCACTGCCAAGCGTGCGGCGCGTAAGGTCAGAAACCGTAAAAAAGGGCGCAAATCATGAAAATCAAAGTAGCCAAAGAGAATCTCGTTGTCATTGACCGCACGGAAAGTTTGCTTGCCAGCATTCTTAAAGACGTGATGACTTTGATTATGTTGGCATTTTGTGTATATATCGGCCGAGAATCAACATGGTGGACATTTGTATCCGGCCTGATGTTTATTTTATTTTTATCTGCACGCTTGTCAGCTATTTACCGTGAGCGCGTGATTAAATTTAAGACTTGGGCAGAGTTTAAGGCTTGGGTAGATATGCAATCCGAAGAAATTGAAGGTTGAATAATGGCCCTGTTGGATATTTTGAAAAACCCCGCCACGGGTAAGGTATCCCACAGCAAGCTGTGGGCAAACGTAGCTTGTGCGGCGGGTACTTACAAATTTATCGTGCTGCCCGACCCGTCGCCCGAGATTTGGGCGGTGTATTTGGGCATAGTGGGCGGCTATGCCGTGGCGCGGGCGATGGTGTCGGTTAAGCGGCAAGAAGTGGAGGCGGAAAATGCAAGCGAAAGTCATTAAATGGCTGATGAAATGGCTGCCTGAAATTATTTTTGTGGTGCTTTTAGCGGTGTTGGTGGGTGTTGTTTATCACGGCGGTTTCAAAGCGGCACATGCCGAGCAGCAAATGGTTATTGACCAAATGAAGCTGGATGCCGCCGAAGAAAAAGCCGCTGCCGCCAAGGCTTATGCTGAGAAGCTGGAGGAAATCCGCCAACTGGATGCTGAAGTGAACCGTATCAAAGGCGAAGTCGAACGGAATGCACTTAACATGAAAGCCGACGTAGAACGCCGAAAAATTAAGAACAAACAGGGAATAGAAAATGCCATTGCTCAAGATAAACAAGCTGCCGTTTGCATTGACGGCCTTGGTGCTAACGGCCTGCGCCAATACCGGCACGCCCTCGGTTACGACAATTAAGACGGTGGAAGTGCCGGTGATGCCGGAGCCTCCCGCGGTATTGATGGTTCCGCCGGTGCGCCCGGCACCGCCTGAAAACGGCTCGGTGCGGGCTTTACTGGAACACGCCGCCGAATTTGGTGCCTACACGGCAGAGCTGGAAATACAAAATGCGGGCTGGCGCGAATGGGTGCAACGCAGCCGTCAACTTAAAGTTGACAACTCGAACTTGAAAGAAACGCTTACAAGTTCGGAGGGCGGTAAATGACGACTTATCAGGAATTGGTTAGCCGTGTTTTATCGGTTAAACACGCCAGCCTTGAAATAGGATTGGCTAAAGCAAGGGAACAGCAGCCGTTTATCGAGCAGGTATCACGCAAACTGGATGCAACCAGTTGGGATTACGTTGCTGGCATGGATAAGGATTTTGGAGTTACCTTCCACATTGATCGCGGTATTGTGGATTTTAAAAACCAGTATCAGGCAATTAAACAAGCCTTGGAAGCACAGTTTGATGTTGAGTTTACGGTGTCGGCGGCATCGCCGGCGTTGGATGTTTCCTGCCGTCGCAGCGGATGCAGTTGTCGCTTGATTTTTAAGGAGCTGCCATGACACCGATTGACTTCGAATTTGCCTTTAAAACCTTGTGGGGGCTGGCAACCGCCGCGGGCTGGTTTTGGGTTAACGGTATCGCCAGCCGCTTAAAAGATGCCGAAAAAGACCGAGACGATCTGCGCAGAGAGCTGCACGACGTGAAGCTGGATTATTCTACTAAAGCTGAAGCTCGCGCAGACCGCGAGACCATCAACCGTCAGCTTAACCGTATTGAAGATAAATTGGACAAACTCGCCGACAGAAAGGCGGATAAGTAAACATTATGGAAGACAAAGACCCGATTTTAGCGGCACTCGCCCGCATTGAAGAAAAAATCGACAAAACCGCGAAACAGCAGGAAGCCATTAGCGAAGAGCTGGAGAAAATCCATAAAGACACCAAACGCACGGCTGCGGTGGTGGGCGGTGCGTCCGGCGCGGCGACGGCAACCATTGTATCTGTTGGCGTTGAGTTAATCCGCCGCATGGCCGGAGGCTGATATGGCGCACCCGCAGGAGACACGCGCCGAAGTGCGACGCCTGTACACGGTTGAGCAGAAAAGCTTGCCCGAAGCCGCACAAGAAGCAGGCGTACCGCTGGCAACTGCGCGCCAATGGAAAGCGCGCGATAAGGCGGCCGGTGAAGATTGGGATAAGCTGAAAACCGCCTACATTATGGCGGGCGGAAAAATGGAAGATGTCAACCGCGCCATCATGGCAAGTTTCTTGGTTCGGTATCAAGAGGCAATGGAAGACGCGGATAAATGGGATGCGCTCGACCCGTTGGAAAAAGTGGATGCGCTTACCCGCTTGAGTGACAGCTATACGAAAACCGTAGCGGCCAACCGAAAAATGTTGCCGGAAATCAGCGAGCTGGCCGTGGCGATGGAAACCATTAAAACGTTTGGCGATTTTATCCGCGACACCCGCCCTGCGGTGGCAATGGATTTTATCGAATTGATTGAAATGTTTGCGCCTGAATTGCAGCGGCGCTTCAGCAAGTGAGGGTATCTGAAAAATGCGTTTAAAGTCCCCGTTAAAAAGTAAGGAATTTATGCGCGAGCTGGCGGAATATGCCGCCAACTTGCGCCGCATGATTGAAGCGGAAGTGGACGGGTTTTCCACCAAACCCGAGGATGTAGCGGCGCGGCGCAAGGCCGTGTTCGACCCCGTATCGGGCTTTGAATACTTCGTCAATCACTACTTCCCGCACTACATCACCAGCAACAGCAAATCCGAACTGCACGAATACCTTTTCAGGATACTGCCCGAAGTGGCGGCAGACCCCAACAGTCGATCCGAAGCGGTGGGCGCACCGCGTGGAGAAGGTAAAAGTACCAAGGTTTCGCAGATTTATCCCCTATGGCGAATCGTGACCGGCAAAACACACTTTGCCCTGATTGTTATGGACAGCATAGACCAAGCCTACCCAATGTTGGAAGCCATTAAAGCAGAGTTGGAGTTTAACCCGCGAATCCTGACGGATTTCCCCGAAGCAGCGGGCGCGGGCAAGGTATGGCAGGCGGGGACGATTATCACGAACGGCAACGTCAAAGTGCAGGTAGCGGGTAGCGGTAAAAAGCTGCGCGGTATGCGCCACGGTCCGCACCGCCCCGACCTGTGCATTTTGGACGACATCGAAAATGACGAACAGGTGCAGAATCCAGACCAGCGCAATAAGCTGCAATCGTGGATAGAGAAGACCATAGAACCCTTGGGTGGCGTGGGTAAGAAGTACGACATTATTTATATCGGCACTATCCTGCACTACGACAGCGTACTTTCCCGCACCCTTAAAAACAAATTCTGGAACGGCCGCATATTCAGGGCGGTAAAACGCTGGCCGGACAGAATGGACTTATGGGAAGAATGGGAAACCATTTGGCGCAATTACGGCGAAGCGGCTGCGATGGCCTACTACCGCGAACACGAAGAGGAAATGTTGGCAGGCGCACAAACATCTTGGGCGGCGCGCGGCATTCTCGAATTGATGAAGAAGCGCGCCAAAATCGGCTCGCACTCGTTCGCCTGTGAGTATCAGAACGACCCCGCCAGCGGTGAAGATTCACCCTTTGCCGACTATATGGACGGCGATATCTATTTCAACACCCTGCCGCCCGATGTGGTGATGTACGGCGCGGTTGACCCGTCTTTGGGCAAAAGCGGCAAGAGCCGCGACCCATCCGCGATTTTGGTGGGCGGGTATCAAAAGAGTACGGGTATTCTGTTTGTGGAAGTCGCCAAAATCAGACGGCGCGTGCCGGATTTGATTATCGAAGAAACCATTGAGCTGCAAAAAAAGCACAACTGCCAAGTGTGGGCGGTGGAATCGGTGCAGTTTCAGGAGTTCTTTAAGGATGAGCTGGTTAAGCGTTCCGCCCGCGCCGGCTGTCCCGTGCCTGCCCGCGGCATTAAGCCGGCTAGTGACAAGCTGTTGCGCATTGAGAGCCTGCAACCGCACATTGCCAACGGCCTAATCAAATTTAGGCAGGAACAGCGCGAACTTATCGAGCAGTTGCGCCACTTCCCCCACGCCGACCATGACGACGGCCCCGATGCCCTGCACATGCTGTGGATGTTGGCCGTGAGTGGCAACAAGGCGGATAAGGCCGTGCCGGTGCATATTCCCGAGCCTACGTTCTTTTAATTTAAAGGCCGTCTGATTCAAACTCTAGTCGGGCAATGCCGTGGATAAGGTTTCAGGCGGCCTACACATTTAAACAGGTGTTTAAACATGTTTGGATTGACCAAAAGCAAAACTAAAAAACACATTGATGCGCTGGTTGCAGACACAGCTTACGCCCTTGATGGCTTTATGAGCAGCGCAGAAAGCTCGGACGAGTTGCTCGACCGCTTGGGATTGAGCCGGGAACAGGTTTTCGCCGCAGTCAACTCGGATGATGAGGTCGAGAGTTGTAAAGAGGATTTGCGCACGGCCATGATGGCGAGCGGCTGGCGGCTGTATGGAGACGGCACCGACGATGCCCAACTCGACCGCATCTATCGGGTGGTGCGTAAAAACCTAGCGGCCTTCGTGGAGTTGGTATTAACTGCCCGCCTGAACGGTTATGCGGTCGGGCGCTATATCTACCGCCGAGAAGAAGACGGTTTGATTGTGCTTGACCATATCGCCGACCGCCGCGACGAACTGGATAAATACACCCCGAAACGCGGCGGCGTATTGGTGTATCACGGAGACAGCGGCGAAGAGGTGCTGGATACACAGGTGCTTAATCTGCTGCTGGTCAACCGTGCTACGGCGAAAAACCCCGCAGGAGAAATGGCAGTAGCCCGTCTTTTCCCAGCTGTGTCGGTGCGTAAAAACGGATTTTTGTATGCCCACCAATTTATCAAGCGCTATGCCCAGCCCTATATGGTGGGTAAGGTTTCGGGCGATGCCCAAGGCTTTATCGGCAAGCTGTTTTCGTTCATTTCGGGCGGTGCGATTACCGTTGATAATGAGGACAGCGTAGAAATGCTGACCAACTCGGCCAACGGCGAGGGCTTTGAAAAACTGGAGCGCATGGCAAACGCGCGTATCCAAAAGGCCCTGCTAGGCCGTGTGAAAATATCCGACATGGCCAACGGCAGCCGCGCGGCGCAGGAAACCGAAGAAAACACCCGCCAAGACCGAATTGAAGCCTATTTGAGCCTGCTATCCCTAGCTATCCAGCACGCTGTTGATGCAATGGTGGCGGTTAATGCCGTTTGGGGCGTGGAAATCAAGCAAAAAGGCGGCCTGTGGTTTGAATTTATCGAGGAGGTCAAAATCGATAAGGCGCGGGCGGAGCGAGACAAAATTTATGCCGATTCGGGCATGGTGCGCTTTACCGAAGACTATTTCACGCAGGTTTTGGGCTTTGAAAAAGAGCACTTTGAAATGGTTGGGCAGCAACCGCAGGCAGGAAAAGCAGCCCTTGCCGTAAAACTTTCAGACGGCCTCAACGATGGAGAGCCGCCGCTTTTGAAAGCCGACCAAGCCTTGATGCAGCCGAAAATGCAGGCGGTGTTAAACGCATTGCAGGCATCGGAAAGCTATGCCGATTTTGAGGCGGCCTTGAACAAGATGGATTTAAGTGAGGGCGATATGGCGATTATCGACAAGCTGGTCGGCGATAGTGTGCGCGGGTTTTCAGACGGACTTTTGAAATAAGGGGAGGGAGTTTATGGGAAACTGTTATACAGGTTGGCTTGAAGAAGAAGAGAAATTCGATAATTTCCAGCGCAAGGTTGGTGTCAAATTTAAATATGATATAGATATGTCAACAAGAGACCGTTTAATGCAGCTTCATAGGGACACTGGATTAATTGGTGCGCCGTTAGTGGCTAAGGCGATAGGTTCGGGTTTGGATTTTTCAAGAAAATAAAAGATGGATATCAACTTCAACAGTCTGATCGACCGCGCTGCCTTGGGGTATCTGAAAAGCAAAAAGCTGCTACCCGGCTTTGGCCATTTTGATGTGTGGCTGTATGAACACGCCGTGGCGTTTACCGTAGCCAAGATGATGGATAAGGACATGCTGGCAGATGTTCAGACGGCCTTAACCGATGCCATGCAAAACGGTACTACATTTGCCGATTTTAAAAAGCGGTTAAAACCGTATTTAATGGCGCGGGGCTGGTGGGGAGAATCGGTCATGCTTGACCCTGTGGACGGTGTGCCGAAAGTAGTGCAGCTTGGCAGCACCCGCCGCCTGCGCACTATTTTTCACACCAACCTGCAAACCAGCTATGCAGCCGGTCAATGGGCGCGGGTACAAAACCGCAAGGCCGCCCTGCCGTATCTGAAATACATTCCCAGCGCGGCCACGCACAAACGCGACGCGCATAAGCCCTATTACAATTTAATCCTGCCGGTTGAGCATGAACTGTGGAATACGATATTCCCGCCCAACGGCTACGGCTGTCTGTGTGGCGTGCGCCAGCTCACCAAAACGCAAGCCCTGCGCGAACGTGGCGAAGATATTGCCAAAGACCCCGACGGCTTTACCGATGCCCAAAAAGAAGCGCATAAGCAAGGCCGCTTGGAAGACAGCCCGAATATCGAAACCATCGAATTTACCAATCCGCGCACCGGTCAAACGGTACGCATTCCCGCCGACATTACGCCCAGCTTTGCCCATAACCACGGCGACCGCGTGGGTGCACTGCAACAGCTTTTCGGCAAACGGCACGGGCAAGATGCACTTAATAAAATGATTGCCGAGCGCGAGGCGTACCTTGATGCCAAGCTGCGGCCTGTCGGTGTGGGCATTACCAGCTTTGCGGGATTAAAGGCCGACAAGTCCGAAGTTGCCCGCCTACTGGAAGATAAGGCGCAAAAAAAACACACCCTTCACGAAGCAGAGGCGGCTGCGTTGTGGCAACAAGCATACGGTGTGAAATTGGAGCGCTACGATTTGGATAATGCCAACCCGCCTGATTTTCTCGTTGCAACAGACAGCGCGCGCGAAACGTGGCCGACGTTGGATTTCATGTTTACCGCCGATGCGGACAACGAATACAAGCTGGATCGGTTTAACCGTTTCTTTGCGCACGACGAGGCGGCGTGGCTGAAAACCCAAAGCAATATCCAAAAGCATCTGAAAAAAGCAGATATTGTGCCGCTTGATTTGCGCCTGCTGAATGCGCTGAATAGAGCTAAGGTAATTGCTTATGTGGTATCATTGCCCGAACAACAACGTAATCAAATCACTTTGATATTTGGGGATAAGAAATGAGTTTGGCCGATAGCTTGAGCATAAGCTACCACCCTGAAAAGCCCGAGGGCGAGCAATTCGCCGAGGTTTATTTGGGTCGCGAAGCTGCCTGCATGCTGTATGACTACATGTTGCCGCGCATGGAAGCTGCCGCGCCGGGCTGTACGGAAGAGTTTGAGGGATTGTGGTTGGCGGAAGACTTGAGCGTGCGCCATATCCCCGAGCGATACTGGCTGCCGGTATTCAATTTGGTAATGCAGGCGTGTGATGCCGAGGCCGTACTCAAGCCATTTAAATCTGCATTAAAAAAAGCGTTGGAATCACGCTACGATTAATTATAAACAAGCGCGCCCTGTGGCGCGTTTGTGCTATTCTAAAAATCCGCGTTTTAAGCGCGGTTTTTTTATTATCCTATACCTACCCATTAGGCGTGTCGTAAAAATCAATCCTACGCGATTCTAATCGGGGGTTTAATCACTTTATCAATCATTCATGCGCGGGCTATTCCGCCGTTTTCAAAACTGTCGGCAGAAAGCTGTAATGAAACGCTGCCAATCTGATTTTTATCCGCCTGTCTGCACAATGGCGGCATGACTACCAAATCCACACCCCAAACCTTAAATCTGCGCCTTTCTTCCGCCGACGCGGTGGCCGTTGCCGCTGTATCAGGCGAAGAGCCGCGCAAGTTTTCCGGCATTGCCAACAGCGGTCTCCCGTTCGGCTTAGGCGCGTGGCAAACGGTTATCGACTTCGACGGCATAAAGCTCAAAGATAAAACCGCCTTTCTTATCGACCACGCGGGCAGCAAGCGCGCGGGCGTGGGTAAGTTGTCGGTTACTTCAGACGGCCTGTATGCAGAAGGCACTTTGCTGAACAACGAACACGGGCGCGCCGTGGCGGAGGAATCCGACCAAGGTTTCCCGTGGGAGATGTCGGTATATGTGCAGTCGGCGCGTGTTGAGGAATTGAGCGCAGGCGCGACAACCGGCGTTAACGGCCATGAAGTGCAAGGCCCTATGCTGATTATGCGCGACTGCACTATCCGCGAAGTGTCGTTTACCGCTGTGGGCGTGGACGGCAATACCCACGCCGTGGCTTTGTCGGACGACGGCAAACCGCGGGCATTTGATTACCAACCCAAACAGGAGCATTTAAGCATGACACCTGAAGAAAAGGCGGAATTTGACCAGCTGAAAGCAGATAAAGCCAAGCTGGAGCAAGAAAACGCCGATTTGAAACTCTCCGCGCATAAAGCGCAGATTGATGCCAAGTTGTCAGCAGCCGGTTTTGAAGCCGGAGCAGACGGCAAGTTTAGCGGCGTGGGCGAATCGACCTACAAACTGCTGCTTTCTGCCGATTTGAAAGACGCGGAAGCGGTGATCGCCGACCTGAAGCCCGCCGAAGCGGTCTTGTCGGGCGCGGCCAAACCACCGGTGCCGGAGGCGTTGCTGGCCGATACACAACCCGGCAATCAAGCCGAACCGGCAGGCGGCGTGAAGCTGTCGGTGGCGACGGGTAGAAGTTCGTTGAACGGAGGTGCGTATGTCTGACGCAAAAATGAAAGCCACCGGCGAAACTTTAGGCCGCGTAACGGGCGATTTCCTGAAGTGGGAGGCCACACCGTTAACCCGCGAGGCGGTAACCGCTTCCAAGGGTACTAAAATCGGCACGTTTGTCGATTATCCGCTGCGTGCCGGTAAAAAGCTGTTGGCGTTGACCGACGAGCAGGACGGCAAGGTAATGGTGCAGCCGCACAATTGCATTATCGATTTATCGTTGGTTAAGGCTGACGCGGTTAATGCGGCAGCATCTACGGACGGCAATCTCGACGGCCTGAAAAAAGACGGTGACCCCTACGGCATCGTCTATCAGAGCACGCCCGCCGCTTAAACCCAAACGGTGCAGGCCGTTTCAGACGGCCTAACCCCGCATATTTATTTTAAAAAAAAGGAAAATCCATGCCTTTATCAAGTGAAAGCAAGTACGGCGTTAAGGCTTTGACCGCCGCCATCAATAAAGTGCCGGCCACGCCTACCCAAATCCGCGACTTGGGCATTTTCGAGCCGCAATACCTCCACACCACTTATATCAACGTGGAGTATCAAGAGGGCCGTCTGAGTTTGGTACAAAGCAAAGAACGCGGCGAATCCGGCCAAGCTATACCTCCTAAAGACCGCGTGATTAAAACGTTCCGCATCCCGCATCTGCCTGAAGATGACGTAGTCCGCGCCGATGACGTGACTAACCTGCGCGCATTCGGCACCGATAAGGCCGAAACTGTGGAAAACGTAGTCAACGACAAAATGGCTGATGGCAAGCTCAATCTTGAATTTACCCGCGAACACCTGATGCTGGGTGCGTTGCAGGGCAAGATTTTAGATGCCGACGGTACCATGCTGTACGACTTATACAAAGAGTTCGGCCTGACCCGCCAAACAATTGATTGGAAACTCGACACCAAAACCACCGAAGTGGGCGAGTTAATGGATAAAACCATTGCCGGCCTGCGCGCCAAACAGAAAGGCGCGATGGTAACGGGCTGGGTCGCCTTGTGCGGTTTGGACTTTTTGGCCGCACTTAAATACCACGACAAAATCAAGCCGCTGTACGAGCGTTACCGCGACGGCGCGGCCTACCGTGAAGGCTCGTTGAACCCGATTGAGTTTGAACACAACGGCATCAAGTTTATCCAATATACCGGCAACTTCGGCGCAAAAGGCGCGAAAATCGCTGCAGACCAAGCGATTTTGCTGCCGGTAGGCCGCAAGCTGTACACCGAGGCATTCGCCCCCGCCGACATGAATGCAACCGTTAACACCCGTGCATTGCCGTATTACGCCAGCCGCGAGAAGCTCGACCATGACAAAGGCTGGAGCCTGCACATGCAGTCCAACCCGCTGCCGATTGCCTTGCGCCCCGAGCTGCTGGTAACGCTTTCCGTTTAAAAGGCCGTCTGAAATGCTGATTACCCGTGAAGATATGATTTTGCGGTTTTCCGAAAGGGAGATCGCCGCACTTACCGACCATGAATACGGCAAGACCGTAAATGTCGAAGTATTGGATCGGGCAATCGCAGACGCGGAAGCCGAGGCGGGCAGCTATCTGGCCGCCGCCGGTTATAAAAGCCTTGAAGGTGTGGAAACGCCCCGGGTGCTGGTGCTGAAAGTGTGCGACATCGCCCGCTACTACCTGCACGAAGACGGCGATATTGAAATCGTTGAAAAACGCTATAAGGCGGCTATTGAGTGGCTCAAATCCTTGGTTAAGGAGCCTCGCCTGCTGGGTTTGGATGCAAGCCAGCCTGCGGGCAAGGCTTCAGACGGCCTGTATGCTGTGATACCGAATAAGGTGGAAGAATGGCATGAAATTAACCGTTGATACCAATCTACCCGAGCTGCAAGCGCATTTAAATGCGCTGTATATCCGTTTAAACGGAGATTTAAAACAGCCCTTGGATGCCGTGGCCGCGCTGCTGGAGAACAGCACCCGCAAGCGTTTTGAAACCAAAACCGCACCCGACGGCAGCAAGTGGGCGGATTTATCGCTGTGGACGCTGTATGCCAAAACCGGCAAAAACGGCAAAACGCGCGGCTCGATTTTGGTTGACCGCGGCGACTTGTTGAGGAGCATCACCAGCCACGCCACCGAAAGCATGGCCGAAGTCGGCACCGACCGGGTATATGCGGCTTATCTGCAAACCGGCACCGCCAAAATGCCCGCCCGCCCCATCTTCGGATTGAGCGATCAAGACCGCAGCGACATCCGCGAATCGTTGGGTGAGTGGCTGCAAACCATTTGGAGCAAGTAGTTATGGCAAAACTGCCGATGTATCAAAACATGCTCGCCTGCTACCCGGCCATCTTGGAGCGCATGAAGCAAGTGCCGGGCGTGAGCGATGTTTTAGAGGCTGCGGATTTAGAGGCGGTAACGTCAGACCGCAAAATCAAGCCGCAAGACGGTGCGGTTTATGTGGTGTTCGACGGCTTCACGCCCGATACGACAGCCGGAAACAAAGGTTTGTTGCGCGAGCGTTTGAGCTTCAGCTTCATTTTGGCCAAACGCCAATACAACCCCAATCGCCTTCAATACGGAGCAGACGGTGTAGGCGAAACCATTACCGCCATCAAGTCGGCATTTCAGGGTTTCGACCCCTGCGGCGACAACGGTCAAAAGCTCACGCTGGAGCCGTTTACCGCCCGCGCCGCCCTGCCGATTGCCTATCACGAAGGCTTCGCATTTTTCCCCATGCGGTTTGAGACCGCAGTAGCCATTGAATTGAGAAAGGACTGATATGCCTATCAACCGCACCGCCGACCACGGCCTGATTTTTGAGGGCGACGTAAAAGTACGCAACCGCAATATCGCCGATGGCGGCATTTACGATGTGGGCAATACCACGTCATTAACCACCGCATCATCCACCGAAAGCAAGGAGCGCACCAGCAAGCGCAAGGGCACTTACGGCCAAGCGTTGGACAGCTTGGTAACCCAAAAACCGACCGAAGTCGGTTTGAAACTCGATACTTTCGATAAGAATAACTTGGCAATGGCCTTGATGGGTGAGGCTGCTGTTATTGCCGCCCGCGCCGAAACCGTAACCGATACCGTGATTCATATTGGCAAAAAAGGTCAAGGCTACAAGTTGCCGCATGAAAACATCGATCCGACCACAATTAAGGTTAAGAACAAAAGCGACCAAAACGTGGCGGCAGAAAAGGTTGTATTTAATGCCAATGTCGGCTTGATTGAAATTGACCCGTCTGCCGACAACGTGAACGATGATGAAGACATCAAAGTAAGCTACAAAACCCGCACCACAGGCGGCTTCAAAATCAGTGCAGGCGCATTGAGCCGCTTGGATTTGGAAATTTGGGTTGACGGCAAAAACCGCATCACCGGCGAAGCGGGCGTATTGCACATTCCGCACGCTGTGTTGGCTGCCGACGGCGATATCGACTGGTTCGGCGACGACTTCGCGGAAGCCGCCTTTAAAGGCACGGCGGTGCTGGCCGAGGGTCAAACATCAACTTATTATTTCTCCAGCTTCAGCAATTAAGCCGGGTGTCAATGATAAAGGCCGTCTGAAAACAGACGGCCTTTTGTTGTGCTTTTTTGCGGTGTTTTTGTCATGCGTTTAACAGGGCGGTTACAACGGCGAAAATCAAAAAACCGACCACAACGGCAGCGACATAAAACGGCAGCTTGGCGAGTAGAGATGTAGGGTTATCCCCTTTTGCGGCAGCCGGCACGCGGTATCGGCCTGAATTGGTCAGTAGCCCCGCGCAAAACAACAGCAACAATAATAATTCCATAACATCTCCCGTAATGAACGACGTCCGGTAGTCCGGTGCAGTCTCTTATCAATAATTACGGATTAGCATAACGTAATTATAAAGGTTTATCAATATGGCATCGGCAGAGCTTCAGGCCGGCATCCGTATTACGGCGGGTGTGGACGGCGCGGAACAGATTAAGACGCTGGCGGACGAAATTCAGGCAGCGGGGTTGGATACGGCCAAATTATCTGAAGAAGCGCAGAAACTGCATGAAACATTTGCGAGAACGTCGCAACAGCAGGCATTAGTTGAGCAGTACAAAGCTTTGGAAAAAGAGCTTGAGGAAACAGGCCGCGCCATGAAAGCCGCCGACACTCTGCTCGACGGGCTGCACGAAAGCATGAAAGACGGAGCAACCGCCGAACAAAAAGAGGCGGTGGCAAAGCTGCGTTCGGAAATGGAAAAGCTCGCTAAAAAAGAAACCGAGCTTGCCGAAAAAGTGCGCGATTCCCGCAATGCCATGACTGCAGCGGGTGTGTCGGTTAAAAACCTTGCAGCCGACGAACAGCGGCTGGCAACGGAAGCATCGTCGGCTGCCGTCAAAATGGATAAGCTCGCCGCCGAAGCGCAGGAACTCAAGGCTATTGCCGATGCCCGCGTCCAATTGGGGCTTGATACGGACGATAAAGCGCGGCAGGAAATAGAGAAAACCAAGCAGGCTTACGAAACGCTGAAAAACAGCGGCACATTGAGCCATGCCGAACTGGCGCGCGCGGCGGAACTGCAACGCGACAAGGTATATAAAATCGAACGCAGCTTGAGCGACCTGCGCCCGACGTTGGCGGATGTCGCAGACGAGTTGCAGGGCGTGGTTACCAAGGCGGGCGGCTTGGCTTATGTGGGTCGCGAAGCTGTCAAGTTTGAGTCCGCAATGGCAGGCGTAAGAAAAGTGGTAGATGGTACGCCCGAGCAAATAGCGGGATTGTCGGGTGAAATCAAACGCATGGCAGGCGAGTTGGGCATCGTTCCTGAGCAGTTGGCGGAAATTGCCGCACAGGGCGGCCAGTTGGGCGTTGCTTTAGACAGGCTGCCCGAGTTTACCGAAATGGCGGCGAAAATGTCGGTGGCGTTCGGTATATCCGCCCAAGAGGCCGGTGATGCGGCCGCGACTATTGCCAACGTGTTTCAGTTGCCGATTGAGGAAGTGGAGCGTTTGGGCGATGCGGTCAATACATTGGGCAATAATACCGCTGCCCGTGAAAAAGATATCGTTGCTTCCATGACCCGCATCGGCGGTACGGCCAAGCAGTTCGGTCTGGCTGCCGAAGAAGCGGCGGCATTGGCCGGTGCGTTTATCGCTTTGGGCAAGGCGCCTGAAGTGGCTGCAACGGCCATTAATGCGCTGCTGCAAAAATTGCAGACAGCGCAATCGCAGGGTAAGGATTTTCAGACGGCCTTAAGTCAAATCAGCTTATCAGCGGATGATATGGCGGCAAATATTGCGGCCAACCCGCAAAAAGCCCTGAGCGAGTTTTTGGGTAAGCTGCAACAGCTCGACAAGCAGAGCCGTGCCTTAGTGCTTTCGGATTTGTTCGGTGCGGAGTACAGCGACGATATTGCGCTGTTGGTCGGTTCGCTCGGGGAATACGAAAAGGCTTTGGGTTTGGTGGCCGATAAGGCGGAAACTTTAGGTGCGATGCAAAACGAATTTGCAGCGGCGATGGATACGGCGGAAGGCCGTCTGAATCAGGCCAAAGCGTCTTTTCAAGCTGCTGCTGCTACCGTTGGAGAGGCCCTGCTTCCTGCCATATCCGCCGTGGCTTCGGGTGCTGCGCGTGTGGCTGATACGGTGGGTTCTGTTGCGGAGCAATTCCCAGTTTTGACCCAGCTTGCGGTTATGTATGCAGGTTTGCGCGTGGGTATGCAAGCATTGGAAACTGTTACCCGTTTAACCGGCGCGACATCGGTTAGAAGTATGCTGCAAGCCGAAGTTGGTGCCAAGAAATTTTCAACGCAACTATTGGCAGCGAAAGTCGCCGCTGCTGCATTAAATACCGAATTGGGTAAAACCGCCGCTCGCGATCTTGATATTTTAAAAAATGCGGCGGGAGGATTGAAAGACAGGCTGGCGCAGGCGGCACAGGCAGCGGCAGGGATAGGTATTGCATTAAGCACGGGAGCAAGTGTCGGTGATTGGGCTTATGAAAGTTCCGCTGCCGTTAGGTCGTTTGGCGACGAGCTGGGGCGGGCTTTGGCTTATGTGGATGCCATTTTTACCGACCGCACGTTTGATGACGTATCCAAGCATTTTAAAACGTCTGCCCAAGCTGCCCGCGAGTTGGCCGAAGCAGAGAAGGCAGCTGCCAAAGCTAAGGCGGAGCGGGCGGAAGCCGATGCCAAAGCGGCCGCGGCAGAATCTGCCCGCATCACGGCGATGCAACAACAATACCGCAGTTTAAAAACCGAACATGACGCGGTGGCCGCGTCCATGAAGGTGTTGCAATCGGAAGGTTTGGAAAACGGCGAAATTTACGTCCAACTTGCTACGCAGGCAGATGGTTTGCGGGCGGAAATGGAAAAGTTAAACGCCGAGTTAAACAAAGCTGGCGCGGACTTTAAATTTGACACCGGCGCGATTGCCGAAGCAAAAAACGCGCTTAAAGACTTGGGATTGACCGCAGAGCAGGTGTCTAGCGGAATCAGCGAAGAAGCTGCGAAAGGTTTGGCGGCTTTCGACAAAGCGGCGGTGCAGTTCGGGCATGACAGCGAGCAGATGGCGCGCATTTTTCAGGCGGCATTGTCAAAGATGGACAGCCCCGAAGCTGTGGAAGCCTTGCGTAAACGCTTGGAAGGCGTGGGCAAGCAGGCCGGATTGACTGCCGAAGAGATTGCCAAAATCGGGGAGAAAGCCCCTGATGCTGCCGCTAAAGTGTCTGAAGCCTTTGCCAAAATCGGCGTGGATGCAGAAGCCGCTGCAACAGGAATCAGCAGTAAAGCCAAAGAAGCGTTTGCCGATTGGCAGGCGGCTTCGGCGGCGGCTAAAGATGCGGGGATTGAAGATGCCCGCTTAATCCGCAACGGTTTTGAGCAGATGATGGGCAAACTGCAAAGCCGTGCCGAGTTTGAGGCGTTCCGCGCGCAGTTGCAAAAGAGCGGCGATGCGGCGGTGCTGACAAAAGAGCAAATCCAGCGGCTGAACGATGCGGCCAAAGAAGGTGCGGCGGGAGCCAAAACGGCTTATGACGCGATGGCCGAATCCATCAAAACGGCTGCCGCTGCCGCCGATTTGAGCCGTGTTGCGGCAGAGGCTAAAGCCGCATTTGAGGCGGGTGCGATTACCGCAGCCCAATATGATCAGGTGTTGGCACAAGTTAAACAGCGCACCGCCGAACTGGAGGCGCAGTCGGCCAAGGCGGGCGATACGGCGGCGAATGCCCATAACAAAGCGGCCGCGGCTGCCGATAATCATGCACGGGCGGCGCAAGGTGCGGGGCAATCCAACAAAGAGCTTGCCGACGGTATGGATAAAGTCGCTGGAGCGTCTGAATCGGCAACCCGAAAAGTCAACGCCCTGCATCAAGGTATCAGCAGCACCTACGGCGTGGTCAAGCTCACGCGTGAAGAGTTTGTGCGCTATAACAATCTGCTGCACGGCCTAACCGAGCAAGGCACGCACTTTTTGCGCAAAGGCTGGCGCGCTTATGCCGACCAGTTTTTAAACAGTATCAAAGAGGCCAACCGTGCTCACGAAGAATTAAACGCCGCTATTTCAGATGGCACGATTAATATGAGCCATCTTATCCGTGCGACTACCGCGGCAGGTGCTGCTGCCGGAAAACTGGATAAGGCCAGCCTTGCCAACCTGCAAAACTCCATTGAAGCGGCACGGCAAAAGCTGGTGCAGCTTAAAGACGAGGCCACGGATGCCCGTTTGTCGATTGAAGCGGAATTGGCTGCCATCAACGGCGACGAAGAAGCGGGTTATGCCTTGCAGCAGCAGCGCAAGTTGGCGGAATTGAGAGCCAAGCAGCAGGCAGCGGCCAAAAACGGCCAAGGCGATGTGGCGGCGGAATGGGCGCGGGCGTTGCAGGCACAGGAAACCCTATACGCCCGTCAAAAAGAGCAGCGACGGCGGGAAAAGGCCGAGGAAGAGCAGAGGCAGCGCGAAGCGGCGGCAAGCAACAAGGATGGCGGCAGCCGCTTAAATCTGGGTGATTTGGATAATCTCAAACTTGACGGGCTTGGTGATGCTGCAAGTAGTGTGATTAAACAGCTTGAATCAGCCTTGAATGCCCGAGATGCCAAAGTCGCTGAAAAAGCCGGGCAGGAATTGTTAAATCAATTGCGAGCCGGAATCCAGCGTATGAGTTAGACCGTCTGAAACCAAAGCTGAATGCCCAGCCGTAATGAAGGCTTGCAGCCCCGATAAGTTCGGGGCTTTTTTTATTATATCTTGAAGGAGTTTATAAAATGGCAAACGATTATTGGCAACTAAAGCGCAAGGACACCGGCGCGATTATCCGGCTGCCGCAGGATATGCGCTGGCTGGATGAATTTGAGTGGTCGAAAGTGGCGCAGGCCGCGCCGCAGCGTACCTTGTCGGGCGGATTGGTGATACAGCAGGGCGTTAAGCTCAACGGCAGGCCGGTTACGTTGGGCGGCGATTGGGCGTGGCTCAAGCGCGGCGATCTCCACGCTTTGCGCGAATGGAGTGACACACCTGCGCTGGAAATGGAGCTTACCCATTACGACGGGCGCATCTTCGACGTGGTATTCCGCCTGCACGATGCGGCAATGAACCGCATTGAGCCGGTTCAATACGCCACGCCCGAAACAGACGGCGACAAATACACTGCCGCCATTTTGTTAATGACGATTTAAACAGGTTTTAAAACATGGCAAAAACCACGCGATTAACCCAGCAGGATTTGCAAATCTACCCCAGCCAACGCTTGACCGACACACCCGACGGCGGCGGATTGATGGTCGGCAAACCGTTGACCGGCGAGGATAACGAGATTTTTCCGCCCGTATCCGACGTTGACCGCACAATGGGCAGTTTTGACGCGCGCCTGCTGTATCCGGGTGTGCTTCGGGCGGATGCGGAGCCGCTTTACGGCGCGCACTTTATTATTTCGGAGCCGCCGCAAGCGGATAATGTGTCGTTTTTGGCATTTAAGGCGCGTAATTACGGCGAAAGCCGCGCCGAAATCATGCCGCGCATTGAGGCATACAGCGTGCCGACCGTAGAAAGTCGCATGACCCTGCTTGGCCGACACATGGCCGGCATCCGCATGATTCAGGCTTATCAGCGTATAGAAGCGCCTCTGCCGAAAGTGGGCGAACGCTATTGCTTGGAAATGCGCGAAACATCGGGCAATAAAAACATTATCCGCTATCAGTATTTCAGGATTGCCGACTTGGAACACGATGTGCGCACGTTTGAAATCCCGCTGCCGGGCGGCGGCGTGAAAGAAATTCAGCGTCGCGTGCTGAAAATGGAAATCTACAACCCTTTGAGCGACGACTACAACGGCACCGCCTACCCTGTGGAAGGCTACGCGGGCAACGGCACGGCCATTTTGGAAACGCAGGTGGCGGATTCTGCGACCTACTACGGTGTGCGCCCGTTGGCCGAAGCACTGAGTAAAGGTGCTCTAGAGCTGCGGGTGGACAGCATTTATGAAAAGCTGGTGCCGACATCCACGGTAGAAACCCCTTATGCCGACCAGTATCCTGTGGCTGCCGAAGCATGGGTACCTGCGGGGGCGGAGCGTGTCGTGTTTAAGTCGGAGGGGGCGGTATCCGGCAATATTTGGCTTGAGCATCCCGTTATCCCGGGTACGGTCAAAATACAGGGCTGGCAAGATGATGCTCAAGGCCGTCTGAAAAAAGATGGCAATATTGTCAACATCGACTACAAACGCGGGTTGATTGCGGATATGCCGCCGAGTTTTGCTCTGACCGTAACTGCCGTACCCGGTGCAGTACAGACTGCGGCGCGAAACTCGACCTATATCGAAATCAAAGACACCAACCAAGGCACGCAATGGGCGCCGCTTTTGCAGCCTGCGCCGTTGCGTGGCAGCCTGACCGTATCCTTTATGAGCTTGGGGGTGTGGTACGCCCTGCGCGATATGGGCGACGGTATTTTGCGCGACAACGAAAACAACCCCTGCGGCACGGTCGAGCCTACAGGCTCGGCGGTGGTGTCGTTACCGACCTTGCCCGATGTCGGTACCAACCTTGTTTTTGCATGGTCGCCCGAATCCGATTACAAAACCTTTAAAGCCGATAAAGCGGGTACGGATTCCGTTGCCCAAAGCGTAGAAGGTTGGGCGGTATACCCGAAACAGGCAGCGGGCCGAATCAAGCCCGGCACATTGAGAATGACGTGGAATGACGGAGAACAAAAAACCGCTACCGATAACGGCGGCGGAAAGCTGACCGGTCATGCCGAAGGCGATGTGTTTTACGATGCCGGCCGTGTGTGGGTATCGTCGGGTATTAATGCGTCCACCGTGCGTATCAACTGGCAGGAGTACACCGATTTGCCGGTTACGGCCAAAATAAATGAAAGTATGCAGGATACGCTACGCATCTCCGTCGGCAAAACCGCGCCCGGGTCATTAAAAATGAAAGTAGCAATATTGGTGTCCGTTGCAGGCGTACAGCGTACCCGTATCAAAATAGGCGGCGGGCTGTACGGCACCTATGAATATGAAAAAAACAGCCATAAATACGACAATCAATCGTTTGCCGCAGAGATAAGCGATAACGGACAAGGTAGTTTGGTGATGGGCGGCAAAGTGCTGACGGGAACCAGTATCAATTATGCCGACGGGTCTATTGTGCTGCCTGCATCCGCCTTTAAGATTAAGGCATTTGGTTATCAGGATGCGTTGGCCGAAATAGGATCGGGTGCGAAAAAAATCAATATCCGCGGCCAAGAATATGAATTGGATGGTTTTACCGTAACATTTACGTCGGCCGAAGCTACCGTGATGCCGTCTGAAACGGTGCGGGCTGTGGAGCGTACCGAAACCGTGCCGACCATGAGTTTCAATGTGCTGCGCGGCGGTTATGCGGGCAGCCGTGTGGTTACGGATACATGGGCTTTTACGGCGGGCGAAACCAAAATCATCGAGCGCGGCGGCCAGTTGTATAAAAATTGGAACCATCAAACCGGCACGGGCGATGTTATCGGCAGTCTAAATACGCGCACGGGTGAGATTGTGATGTCGGATATTTCGATTAACCTTGCCACCGTTAAAATTATTGCGGGTATCGTCGGGGAGCCGGATACTAAAATCGGCAATTTTGTCGGACGCACCCCCGCTGCGCCGGTCAAGCCCGAAAGTTTTACCGTGTATGCCACGGAAACAGGCGCAGACGGCCAAGTGCGGACATTGACGGGGCGGTCAAATGCCTTGGGCGAGATTGACGGTGAGCTTAAGGGTAAAATCCACTATGAGACAGGTTTTTTCAGTATTGAGGGCGGGGCATTGTTTTATGCAGACACCCTACGCTTCAACTGTGTAACCCAAGACAATATTCCGCTGGATTCCAGTATTATCGGCATTGATTCCGTGCGCCTGCCGTCTGACGGTCGTGTGCCGGTGTACCGCAAAGGCGATATGATTGTGATCGGCAACCGCATCAAACAGGATTTGGGTAGCACGTTTACGGGTAATCAGACCGTGCAGCTTGACCGTCAAAACAGCGACCGCATTTGTTTGGTGGATGCGAAAGGCAAGCATGTGTTGGCCGATAAATACAGCTATGATTTGGCTGCCGGCACGATAACGTTTGCCGAGCCGTTGGATTTGTCTGATTACACTTATCCCCTTACTGCGGTGCAGGCGTGGGAAGAAGAAAACCGCGTGATGGGTGTGGATATTTCAGGCCGTCTGAAATTGCAGTTTCCCGTAGGGCGAGATTATCCGAAAGAATCGACCTATATATCCAGTGCATTAATCGGCGGCGATTTGTTGGTGCGGGCGACCGAGCCGTTTTCGCAGCAGGCTTGGGATAATGTTTGGGCGGACGAAATCCGCGGCAATCCCGTTTTGTCGCGACTAGATGTCAAAAACTACCCGATTAAGCTCACCAGCAACGGCGCGATTACCGAGAATTGGCTGCTGCGCTTTACCAGTGACACCCAATACGAGCTGTACGGCGAGCGGCTGGGCTTGATTGCCAAGGGCGACACTTTGGGCGATTTGGCCCCGCTCAATCCCGCCACGGGCAAGCCTTATTTCACGCTCAACCGCTTGGCATTCGGCGGCGGCTGGGCGAGTGGCAACTGTGTGCGATTTAATACCTACGGTACGCCGACACCCGTTTGGATTCTCCGGGCGGTGCAACCGACCACGGTTAAGCAGACTGAGCGCGACGGATTTTCCGCCTGCCTGCGTGGTAATACCGTTATCGATGAGTAAGGTATATAATGCGCTTTAACAACTCCCCCTGCTTTGCCGTCGCCCGTGGCGGGTTCACAAGGCAGGGGGCTTTCCGAATAAGGCCGTCTGAAATTATGTTCAGGCGGCCTTTGTTGTGAATGAAGCAGGTCGACAACTTAATCTATTGCGCGCGCGGGAAAATCGGGCATCTAAAACCGATTTTAAAAGGCAGATTAAACCATGTTTAAAACCGAACGTGTGCCGGTTACTTTGTATCAGTCAACCGATGCAGGCGCGCCGCAGCTAACCGCTACGGCAGGCAGCCTGAAAACCATTCTGAAAGCCTGTTTGGTAACGGGCTATGGCGACAAGCAGCCGCTGGGCTGGGAATCGGCCCATGAAGACAGCACCTATATTGCCTTCCGCAGCAAACACAATAAAGCCAGCAAGTGTTGGATTTCTGTTGATAACCAGTATCCACGGGCGGCGATGGTGGTGGGATACCATGAGATGACAGCAAAAAATACAGGCGAAAAAAAGTTCGGTATTAGTGATGGCCAAAACTATTTTTCGTTTTTAACAAATAACAAAGACACGGCACCGTGGCTGTTGGTGGGGTGTGAACGTGGCTTTTGTTTGGTTGTGAGTGTCGGTCAAACGGAAAATACGGGCTCAAGCCTCTTATATTTCGGTGATTTCTCCAGCCTTGCCCCGGGTGATACCCGCAACTGCATTCTGATTCAGTCTGCTACAAATGATAAATATGTCCAAAGCAACGACAGTGGCATCGGTTATTTGATGCTTGACTCTACGTCGTCTTATCATACCCATGTTGGCCGAATGGCCTTGGCTGCGTCCTATGACCAATTGACATCCAATGTACCATGCTGTGGTAGTGGGGCAATGAACAAGCTACGAGGGGTCCCTTACCCCGACCCCATTTCAGGTGGATTTTCAGCGTTTGAAATATTTGTGTTGGAACATTTGGTGTTCAGAGATAACAGATATTACGGCCTGCGCGGTAAGCTGCCGGGGCTACTCGGCATCCGCGAAAATCTTGCCTCGGTGCAAGAACAGTCATTTTTCGACAATCTGGACGACAGCGGTGATCGCTTTGTTAAATTCAATACCAGCCGATATAGAGTTGGTGAGGATTGCTTCCTTGTTAACTGCACCGCATGGGAAATTTAAACCATGCTGTTTAAGTCTCGTATAGCTGTTTTCAGGCGGCCTCGTCATGAGCAGCCTCTGAGGATGGCGGTTAAGAGCCGTGTCAGTATTTACCGCCGTCCCCGTCATCCGCAGCCTTTGTTCGGTGCGGTCAAATCCCGAGCGGGAAATCACTACGGTAGAACTCACGGCGGCGGTTTTATTGCCGGACGCGGCGACGGTATTTTGACCGTGGGCGGCCAGCCTGCCGAGCGGCGCATTCTCTTGTTTGAGCGTGAGACGTTTAAATTAGTGCGAGGGGTGTGGAGCCGCCCCGACGGCACTTATCTGCTCGACCGCATTAACCCCGACCGCGACTATTTGGTGCTGGCCCTTGACCATAAAAAGCAATACGAGCCGGTTGCCTATGATTTTGTGCGCCCCGCCGTGCCCGAAAGCGGCTAGGCCGTCTGAATAACACACCATGAGCGATACCCGCGCCACTTCCCCCGATGCTTTGCCGTTGTCGTTCGGTTTGCCGATTGCTGCCGACCGTAACGTTGCGGCTTTGCCTTTGCCGCTCAAACGGCGGTTGGGCGACGTGCAAGACGGCGGATCGGTTGCCCCTGATAAAGACCGTGACTACGGTTATAACCCGTGGCGCGACCCTGTGCGGCCGATGGTGTCGGCATCGTTCGGCTTTGTGCTGCCGCCCGTTGCTATGCGCGCTGCCCTGCAAGGCGGTTTTTCAGACGGCCTGCCCGTTGCGTTGGATTATGCCGGTGTATATATGGATGCGGTGGGTGTGGCCGCCTGTATGCAGGCTGCCGTGCAGGGTATGGCAGCCCTGAAACGCAAGCAAAAAAGCGTATATACCCCCGCCGTGCTGTATGCCGGCGAAGCCGCAGCCAATATCAGCGGTATGGCGGATTTGAGGCGCGAGACCCGCGCAAATATGTCGGGCGGTACGTCTTTGGCAAGGGGTGGCCGCCAACCGTCAGGCGTGGCAGCAGCATTGCGTAAATGCGGGCTGCATGAGTTTAGGCCGTCTGCAAGTAAGGTGTTTGCATTGGGTGCTTACGTTTCCGCCCGCGCGCCAACGGCAGCCTGCCGAAAATCGGTAAGCCTGCCCGCCTTGCCCGTGCCGTGCGAGTGGTACGAAATACCCGCCGAGCCTGTGCCGCCGCAACCGCCCGACAATACTTATGTATGCGGCTTGCGCCCGCCGCCCGATAAGATGCCGCTGCGTTTTCGCCGCCGCGTTATCGGGCATAGCTCCGGCAGTATGCCGATACCGTTTACCTGTCATCCCGAACTTAAAACCCCCGTATTAAAGGCTTATATGATAGTCAATACCGTATCCGCATCGTTTGACGATACCCCGCTCACGCTGTTATCGGCATTGTTTACCGCCGATATGGGCGGTTATTGCTGGCAGGGTACGGTAACTGTACCGCCCGATGATTTTGCCCGGCTGGGTATGGATGAGCGGGCAAAAGGTCGTGAAGCGGTGATTACCGTCAATATTAATGGCGGGCTTTTTGTCATATTGGCTGAGGAATACCGAGACAACCGTGCGTTTGGGCAAAAAAGCTACACGGTATCAGGCCGCAGCGTTACCGCCCGTTTGGGCGAGAGCTACGCCGTGCAGGCAGGCGGTGTGTTTGATGCGCCTATTTATGCGCGGCAAATTGCCGATACCCAGCTGAAAAACACGGGTGTCAGATTAACCGACTGGCGGGCTGCCGATTGGTTGATTCCTGCCGGCATCTACGCATCAACCGATAAAACGCCGATGGCGGTTTTGCAGGAATTGGCGCAGGCAGCGGGGGCGTTTGTCGAGAGCCACCCCGGAAATGCCGAAATCAACATTAAGCCCCGCTGGAAAAAGCCTGCATGGGAAGTATCCGCCGCGTCGCCCGATGTTTCCGTGCCGGCATCCGTTATTTTGAGTATCAGCGGCAGCCGCAGCGTTAAACCGCTGGCAGGCGGTGTATTTGTGTATGCCGAACATGCCAAGGGCAAGGGCGCGGACGTTTACCGCAAGGCGGGCAACCGCGAGCCGCGAGCCGCTGCCGTTACGGGGCCGCTTTATACCGACATGTCTGTGCTGCAGGCGGCGGGTGTGGCGGCGTTGAGCGATACCGGCACGCACAAAACCGAAACCGTTACCCTGCCCGTATCCGACAAATACGCCTTGCCGTTGGCGCAATTGGGGCAGATTTGGCAGATACAGGAGCCTACGGGGTCGTGGCAAGGCGTGGTAACGGGTGTGACGCTGGCCGTCGATATTGAAAACGAAGCACCTCGCGTGCTGCAAACGGTGGTTATCAACCGCTATTTGGATAATTGAGGCGATTCCAAGAATGAACCTTTTTGCGCAATTTAATGCCATTTTTAACCGCGAGCAGCGCGGCATTGCCAAAATCACGGGGGATTTGGGTGGCGGCAGCTTTGCCGCCCGCGCACACGGTGGCGGCAACATCGTTTTGAGTGGTCAGGCCGCGAACGGCCAAAGCGTGTTTTACGACAAGCGTACCAATAAGATTCTCGGGCAGGCTCCCGATTTGCAAATCACCGATATTCCCGTGTAGTGAACGGCCTGTACTCTGATAAGGCCGTCTGAAAACGTAAACTTTCCCCATGAACAAGCCTTTAACCTTCAAGCGCGGCGAAACTGTGGAAATCACGCTGCTGTTCGATATTTTGGACGACTACGGCATTTCCGCCCTTTACGGCGTGAATACCCTTGCCCGTATCCGCCCGAAATTCGGCAATGACGCGGCAGCAGCCTTTGCCGTGGATGTGTTTCCCGAGCAAAACCGCCTGCTGCTTACCTTGACAGCGGAGCAATCGGCAGGCTTGAAAGAAGGTGCTTATATTGCCGATGTGGCCTTTACCCGCCTTTCAGACGGCCTTGTCCAGATGAGTGGGGATATAGCCGTCGAAATCATCAAGGGGACGAGCCATGCTGGTTAATTTTCGCGTTTACCGCGGCAACATTGCCCGTGCCGAACGGCGTTTTGACGACGACCTATATAAGGTTTGGCTCGCCCAGCCCGAAAACCAAGGCAAAACCTTTGATGACTTTACCGCGTGGCTACAAAGTTTCAGGCCGTCTGAAGAAGAGGCTCCCGATTTTGTTGCCCGCCTGATTTTAGCCATGTCATAAGTGATAAAAATATGAAATTAAGTGAACGTATTAATCAATTCATCGATAAAGTCGGCGAGGTGCTTAAGGGTATTAAGGGCGACATCGGCCATAAATCGGCATTGCAGACCGAGCATAAAGACAGCTTGGTAGGTGCGGTCAACGAGCTTAAAACCCGTATGGATAACGCTGCATCGGGCGGTAATGCGGCCATTAACGACAATGCGCCTGCATCCGAATCTACCGTTTACTCCAGTCAAAAAACGCAACAGCTGATTGATGCCGCTAAAAATGATGTAAAACAGGAAGTTAAAACCGAAATCTTAGACGGTGCAGAAGAAGCCTACGATACCCTGAAAGAGGTAGGAAACTATATTAAAGAAGATAAAAGCGGAGCGGCGGCAATGGCCGAACAAATCGGTAAGCGCTTGCGTATCGACGAATCTCAAGTGTTGTCGCCCGATCAGAAGGCCGCCGTAGAAGCCACTTTGAATTTAGGCGATACCGATACCGATTTTGTCGCCCGTTTTGAGCAGGCACTGCAATGACACTTAAGCAACAAATAGAGCGCTTGTGCGACCGCATCGCCGATGAGTTCGAGAAATTGAAACAAAACAGTGCTGTGCCGCCTTACCAAGAATTTCAGGAAGGGTATTACACCCGTCAGCAATTGGAGCAATTTAACGGCGGCAAGCCTTTGGCTAATTCTCGGTTTGTTACTTGCCCTTGGCCAAAGGCATTTAAAGAGCGGCCTTGTGTGCAAATAACGCTTGATATTGTCTCATCTAGTTCAAGAGTTCAATATATTCAAAATATTACAGAGAATAGTTTCGATGTTGCCACCAACTACGCAGCCGACCTTCGGGGCGTGTGGTTTAGGGCTTATGTGAAATAAGGAGGATTGCAATTTAGAGATTTTAATGAGGGGCGGCGACGGACAGGTGCTGGAACACTTGCCCGCCAGCCAAGCAGATATGGCCTGCATTGACTTCTAGGGCCGCCTTGCCTAGCTAGGCGGCGGGGATTGTACCTTAAACGGAGTGAATGCGACATGGTTAATTATCGCGAATTGCGCTGCGCCCGCTGTTTAAAGCTGTTGGCCAAAGGCAGCGGCAGCGTGCAAATTAAGTGTAACCGCTGTAAAACAATCAATACTTTCAATTAATTGGTTAACAGAGTGCCTTGAGCGCCATATTTTAAAACAGAGCATCAAGAATGCCGACGCGAAAGGAAAATATGGATGCACAAGCACCTTCACGACCAACCGTCGGCAGCCTATTTGCAGGCATCGGCGGCTTCGATCTCGGCTTCGAGCAGGCGGGATTCACAACCGCATGGCAAGTTGAAATCTCCGACGTACCCCGCGCCGTGCTTGCCGACAGATTCCCGCACGCAAAACAATTTACCGATGTCCGTACCTGTTTGCCCGACCTATGGCGCACCGACGTCATCATCGGCGGATTCCCCTGTCAAGATGTCAGCACCGCAGGCAAGCGCCGCGGACTTGCGGGCGAACGCACCGGCCTGTTCTTCGACGCACTCAATATCGTCAACACGCTTAAGCCCCGCTGGGTGGTGCTTGAAAACGTCACGGGGCTGCTCAATTCAAATGATGGCAAAGACTTTCAAACAGTTATCCAGTCCCTTGCCGAATGCGGGTATGTGGGATGCTGGCGAGTGCTTGATGCTCGCTATTTCGGAGTCCCCACAAAACGCCGTCGCGTATTCGTGGTCGCTGGACTGGGAGAGCAGCCACCCATTGAGTTTATGGTTGACGCCGGACCAACTGACAGACTGGCTGGCAAGGCGGCAGCGGGTAGCCCGTGGGCGGACGCACACCCAACTTTACTTGCAGGCTTCCCCAGCGGGACCAATATCGACATATCGGGTGCCAATATCTGCCTTGTCGCCGACGGACGGAGTAAGATGGTTGAGCGGGGCAGAACGGTTACAGATAATGGGCTTCGCAAAGGATTGGATGCGTCCAACTTTGCGGAAGCTCGGGCTGCCGGAAACGCCGTCTGTCCGCAAGTCGCACGTTGGGTCGCCGAAAAACTCATCAAAACATTCTGATTAATCAAAAAGGCAGAGTGCCGCGAGCGCCTGCTGTCTATGACACATTACACTAAAGCTCCTTTGCCGTTTGTCGGCCAAAAACGTAACTTTATCAAGCAGTTTAAACAGGTTCTAAACCATATCCCTGCCGACGGGGCCGGTTGGACGATAGTGGATGCATTCGGCGGTAGTGGTTTGCTGGCTCATGTTGCCAAACACGTTAAACCAGCAGCCCGCGTCATTTATAACGATTTCGACGGCTATGCCGACCGTTTGCGCCATATTCCCGACACAAACCGTCTGCGCAAGAAGCTTACAGAATTATTGGCAAGTTATCCGCGCGATAAACATATCGACAAAGCAACTAAGTCTAAGGTCGTTGATGTCATCGAATCATTCGACGGCTATAAAGACTTGGGCTGTTTGCGTTCTTGGCTACTGTTCAGCAGTAATCAGGCCGGCACAATGGCCGAGTTTCTTGGCAAAAATATGTATAACTGTATCCGACAAACCGATTACCCCGATGCCGAATACTATTTGAAAGGATTAGAGATTGTTTCCCAGCCGTTTCAAACCTTGCTGCCCCAATATACATCGCAGCCCGATACCCTGCTCGTACTCGATCCTCCGTATGTATCAACATTGCAAGGCATGTATGCCAACCAAAATTACTTCGGCATGGTTGAGTTTTTGCGTCTTATCCACATGGTTCGCCCGCCTTTCGTCTTCTTCAGCAGCACACGCAGCGAGTTTATGGATTATTTGGATTTCATAAAAGAGAACCGCCCTGACGAGTGGGCGGTATTTGATGGGATGGAGCATGTAAGTTACACAGCAAGCGTCTCTACAAGGGCGAAATATGAAGACAATATGGTTTTTAAATTCTAG